GTGACTCCAGTTATGATGACTGTTTTCATTAATTTGAGAATCCTTTATAAAGTTTTACGTTTTCTTCTGAAAATTTTTTGACATGATTTTTGCTTACATAAACGTCAAGATATGAGTTTATAGCTTTTGTTAATTTGGGACGGCGGTCTTTAAAACAATAATCGACTTTTCTTTTTAAATCGGCTACTTCCGTGTCCGACTTCGCTTCTCCAATAGCGTCCTCTAGCTTCCACATTCTAATATGAAGAACAATAAAACGATCCATTATTTCCGCGAAACTTTCGCTGAACTCGATGTCTTGATTGTGGGTTTGTTCTTTATCAAAACGTTCAGCAATTTCTTCTAAGAGAAGTTCGCTTATTTTATTAATTCTTTCTGAGGCCATATTAAAACAAATTTAAATAATCAGTTAATTGCAGTACTTGATCGTCTTTTAGTTTAGTGTGAAGACCAACGTAAAATCCGTTGTGATGAAGGAGTTCGCTATTTGGGAATTCTTCGGCAATTCCGTATTTTTTAAAACATGTTTGCCTGAGAAGATTACCAGATATGATTGGCCTTGTTTCGATACCATTGTCTGCACAATAATCTAATCCCATTTTTTTTACTTTAAACTCCTCGCATATGATTGGAAATGCGAAAGGAACTGGATCTCTATTCTCAAAATTATCCGGTAAGATAAATTTAGATTCATCTATTTCTGAAGCAAATAAATTATAAAGATATTTTCTTTTGGCGATATGAACGTCAGCCTTGTTAAGATCAAGCATTCCTATCAAAGAACGTATTTCACAGTTTCTAAAATTATTACCAAGACAATAAAAATCGAATCTTGGATCAACATCTTTGTTTAAATATTTTTCGTTATTAGTTACAGATCTGGTCATCCCATGATTTCTAAGCATTAGAAAGTATTCATACTCTTGCTGATTATTAGTAAAAACAAAACCGCCCTCTACGCTTTGAAGATGATGACCAAAATATGTACTTGTGGTGGAAGTGGTAAAAGATGATACGTTTCTTTCTTCAAATTTACCAAATGTATTTTCACAGTTGTCAAACATCAATTTGACATTGTATCTGTGTGAAAGTTCAATTAATTTAGAGACATTTGGCACGAAGCCAAGAAGACTTGTTGCAAAAATTGCAGCAACTGATCCAGATTCAACTTGTAAAAATTTTTCTAAAGAATGATAATTAAAAGAAAAATCCTCTAAATTGATATCTATAAATTTGGGGGTAAAACCTTCTCTTATAAAAGGTGTTACAGAAGTTGTCCATGTAGTAGAAGGAAATACTACTATATTTTTATTAGAAGTATCCTTTAACTGCATGGCAACCATAGTGTTGGCGGTAGATCCGCTTGAGCAAAAAACTGCATATTTTGACCCGACGAATTCTGCCATTTTAATTTCGAACTGATTAACTAATGCGCTTTGTGTCCATTTATTATTTTTGTTCAAAATAAATTTACAGATTTTTAGTCTGTCCAAAAAAGTGAAATTATCTACATTAAGAGGCCATTTCATATTATTACCAATTTAGATATGTTGAATTAGGGTGGTTGTAATTCCACTCAGAACTGTTAAATTTGTCAGAATTTCTAGGTTGCCAAACAATTGTTCTACATCCGACGGCTGTTGCTAAATGTTCGTCGCCAGTGTTTGCTCCAAAGTAATTGCCGGTCTGCCTTAGTAAAGAAATGTATTTTTTTAAATCTAAATCAACTAATTCTATTTCTTGCGTCTTTGTATAATTAAAAGACGATTGACAAATTATCGGCGTATGGTTTTGCTTTATATATTTTAAAATTTCATTAAAAAAAGAGTCTGGAATCGATCTAACATCTGACCAATTTTTAGAACAATTTTTTACTACAATACAAGGATTTTTTTTGTCTTTTAAAAAATTACTAGCCCAAATTTCAGACTCTTTATCGGAAAATAAAACTAAAGGGCGATTGTCCAGTCCGTCAGCAGCGTCTCCAAAAAAATTTCTTAATTTTCTTGTAGCGTAATGTCCAGAAAATCCAATATCTGGTATTGGATTTATTTGATGCTTTTCGCATATTTCAACATTGGCTAAATGTTCAAAAAATATAGAAAATCTAGATACATCTTTTGTAAGTTGTATAGTAAATTTATTTGGAAAATATTTACAAACAGAAGTTAGTAAAAGCGTATCGCCCATTCCATATGTTGTTGAGCCAAATTTCATTGCAGTTGAGCTATTGAATTATTGCCTTGCTTTTCTATTTTATAATTATTTTTTGTTAACAGCTGAACAAGTTTGTTATGATTGATGTTGCTGCTATGAACACCGTCAGAGTGAACCCATTCGTACTCTATATATTTTGGCTTATATTTTTCGTAGTTCAGTTTTAAAAGAGCTTCTACATCGTAGCCTTCAATATCAATGTATAATCGATCAACATTTCCCTGCATAAACTCGAAAATGTTATTTAAATTTAAAGTAGGTAAGAACAAAAAATCGCATTTACTGTGTCCATGTGTTTTGACATGATTTTCAAAAATAGATGCATGGGCCGAGGTTTGCCCATCTTTTGGGAAAATTAATTTTACGATGCTATTTTCATTGTAGATAGCGCAATTAACAGCAATAAGTTTACTTTCTAAAAATGCATATTTTGTTTTTGCTATTTCTACGCATTTGGGCAAAGCGTCAATAACTAAAAATTTACATATAGATTCTTTATTTTTATCAATAAAGTTAAAAACTTCATCTTCGCAATTATTGCATCCAATTTGAACAATGTTCATTATGAATTTAAATTAACTATTTCGATATTACATAAGTCGAACAAACTGCCTCCAGCATAAGAAGCGGCGCTTTGTAAATCTTGTTCAATTTCTTTAAGTTTTTCGGCATACGTCATGCCGTTTCCGCGCAACTTAACTTCAAAACCCTCGACATTTTTATTATGTCCCTTTTGTTTTGCAGACGCTGAACCAAAATAATGTTTTTGACCATAATCATCCATATCAGCAGGAGAGTCTTCGCAGGCTGCGAAAAGAGAACCGGCCATGACCATTACTTCGGGAAGGGTTCTTTTAATATCAGTAATAACATCCCTAACTTCTGGTATGCCATTTTCATCTTGTACTATTTGTTCTGTTGACGGAAGTTTGCAGTCAGCATTATAAGCTAACGCAATAGCTTTGGCGATATCTCCATTGCTTTTAATACCGCCGTCAATAATAATTGGAAATGGATCTTTCTTCCATTTTTTATAGATATTGAATACGGTAAGTGGCATTGGTAAACCAAATCCTGTTTTCCCAAAAGTTGAACAAGCTCCTCCCTGAGCAATTCCAATTTTAATGCAATGCGCACCCCACTCCATCAGATCAAAAGCTGCTTCAGCAGAGCATACATTTCCAGCAATAATTTTAGTTTGCGGCAAATATTCTTTGATTATCCATATCATATTTTTCATCAATTGGGAGTGGCCGTGAGCAATATCAATTGTTATAAAATCAACTTTTAATTTTTCCCTGGCTAGTTCTTTAATAAAGTCTTTGTCGCTTTGTTGCACACCAATACTAATGCTAGTAATTGGCCAAAGCTCACTGTTCATTTTTCTAACTAATTTAAGGTTGCCGTCTGCCTCCTTAAAGAATCTATGCATAACATAAAAATAACCTTCAAAAGAAAGATATCTTGCAATGTCCTCGTTGATAACAGAGGACATGTTTGACGGAACGACAGGCAGCTTAAACGGTTTATTTAAAAAATCACAGGAAACATCAATATCTGATCTGCTCCTGCCCTTAAAAAAACGAGGAACTAAAGTAATATCGGAATAGCTTCGCATACCCTAGATCATAGGGTATGCATAGAAATATTCTACTTATTCTGAAGAAAGATAGGTATGTACTGTAGAGATATAATCTTCAGCAATAGTAAGTTTTGCAGCAACCCAAGCTTCAGTAATTTCAGCAGAAGGCTCTCCTCCAGCATCAATCATAGCTTTAATTTCTTGAAGTTTTTTTAGCATTGAAGAAACGTTTGTCATTGTCATTTCAACAGATTCCTGTTGATATTCCATCAACTCCTCGTGTTCATCTTCCATTTCTGGAGCCTCTTTTAAATCAGGATTCTCGTTCATCAAATGCTCCTGACTATAGACCTGATCCATTTGCATCATATATTCAGCGAATGAACCTTTAGTAACTTCGGTTACTGATTTGCCGCCCTCCCACATTCTGCAAGACCAATAGCGAGCTTTCCATTTAGGACCAGGATTACTATCGCATTGATGACGGGCGCGAAAATTTCTACGGCGACCTGGATCGTCGCGTTTAATTTCCATATTTGGGTCTCCAAACTTTACCATTACGACGTTACCTTTTTCGTTTTTAACATAAACTCCGAACTTCTTTTTGGAACCTGATGGAAGTCTAAATGGTTTATTTAGAGTTTTCTTTTCTGCTTCTGACATCTCATTGTACTCTTCTTCGTCTTCCGATTCATAAGAATCGTCCATTTCAGCAATACTAACGTTGCACCTAACTAAGTCTGAAGCAGCGATAACTAATTCGTACTCATCAAAATCTATAGAGCTATAAGACTTGTATGAAAGTAGGTTAATGTCTTTGTCTGTAGCTTTTGCGATATCTTGATCAGCGGCGCGATAAGAGTCTTTTACCTTGCCTCCAGCCATCATTCGTAAAAATGTATTTACGCGAGCCATTGCCCATTGTGCGCGTCCTTTGCCCGGTCTGCTTGAAGACGAAAATGCACCAGCGCCTCTTCTGTAAACTTTTTTAAGCTGAGATAATGTGACTTTTCTAGAATGTTTTTCGTTGTGCTGTTTAACTTTATTTTTCAGAGCAGTGGTTACTTTTTCGCTAAAAGTGATTGCGGCTTTTACGACCTTTTTTTCGTCCTCTCTTTTGAGAGCTTTTTGAGCTTTTTCTTTGGCGTCTGGACTTGTGCCAGCGGAACCTGGTGGATTTTTAGGAGATCCTTTTAGTCTGTCTTCTGGCTTTGCAGGAGTTTGTGCAGAGCTTTTTGGTCCAGGTCGTTTTTTAGCTAAAATCTGTTCTGAAAAGTCTAGTTCCATATATTTATTTTACACGCTTTCTAGGCTTTTTTGAAGATTTTGCAGGTATCAGGGTCGATACTGACATTACTATTGATAAGCCTATAAATGCAGCCATGAATTTCTTTAATAACTCTAAAGATGCAACAGAATCTATAGCAATTTTTGAAGACAAAATCAATTCCTTTTCTAAAGAGGCATTGATCAATTCAAGCATTGGATCTGTAGCTTTATACATCTCTCCATTTTCTATCAATACAGCTATTTTATTACTATCCTGTTCTTTGCATATATCTTTAACTTTTTGCGTAAAGGATAACGAAATTTCGCATCTTTTTTTAAGCTCTTCATATATCTTTTTCTCTTCTTCTGAAGTAGCTTTTTTTCCAAAGCTTGTAATGAACTTTTTTATATTATCTTCAGCTAAAACCATGTTTTTGCATAGTTGATCAAATGATATAAGTCCATTAGCCGCTTTAACTTGAGAATCTACAATTGTTATTGTATGAGTGTCAAATAATGGGCTAAGTTCATAAGTGACATTTCTGAAACATTGATCTGATTTAACAAAGTTACTTATAACTTTTTCGCATACAAAATGGCCATAAAAAGAGAATATTAAACATATTAAACCGAGTAGGCATACCTTAATTTTGGGATTCATTATCTTTTTATAAATTTACTTGGATTTTTCGATACGCTCTTTGCTAAATTAATAAGAGCGTCAATTATTTCTGGGCTTATAACACCAACAACGCCATATGTTATAGCTTTTGTTATAGAGCTTATATCCATTTGTTCAACGATAAACCAAGCTATTGTGGATGTGATAGATGCAACAATAATTCTACGAAGATAGTCGGTCCAGTTAGCTTTCTTTAATGGGTTGGAAATTAACCTAGCAATCATGCCAGCACCGCCGATTATTGATACCATCCATCCACTTTCCAAAAATAATTTAAATAAATCTTTATCGTCGGACATGATATTTTTTACACAAAAAAATTCAATAAGATTATTTAATATGCGTTTTCCCCCCTTCCCCTTATCCCTTTCTTTCCCCCTTCTTTCCCCCCCTCAGACTCCCCCCCTATTATCCCCCAAACTATCCCTTGATCCCCATC